ATGCCAAAGAAGCCACCGCTCGTACTACCCCACGTGAAGCCTCGTGCAGTAGTACCGTCCGGTAGCGTGAGCTCAGTTGGAGAGAACTCACCTGCAGTATCAGCAGCGCTTGCTAGACCAGTGCTGAACTTTGCTGGCACAAGCTCTCCGCCTGCGTGTCCGGACAAACCGGCACGAACACGGAAATCTTCCCAGCGGGCCTGCTTGCCGTCGGTGAGCAGTTCCCTTTCATCTGCCATCGAGCGCAGATATGTAGCACGTGCAAGTTGCCATGCTTTCTGAATATACCAGGTATCTACGAGTGCAAACACATCGTAGGTAGCCGCTACGTGTCCTGGGTCCAAGTCGACCTTAACACTGTACGTCTTGCCCTGTCGATACAGACGATGATTCATGTTCGAGAGATTTCGACCAACGTCCAGAACGTAATAATCAACTTCGGTTGCTGAGGACCTCAGATTGATCTGCCGCTGAACCGGGTAATAATCAGCCTTCATCGTTCGGAACGATGGGTCTCTCTTAGGATTCTTCTTTGCACGCACCATGTGCTCTCCTGCTGCCGACTCAGTCTAACAGCATTTCGGTCCCGTATTTGGCCCAAGACCCAAATGTACGTGCGAGCCGGGGGTAGCTTCTCCCGCCCCGCGGAGTCGGCTTGCCGTCCAAGAAATCACTGACCTCTTTAGTCAGAGCCCCATTCATCTTCTTCACGTCTAGCGCCTTGGTGACATACTGCACCTTCGCTGAGTATCTCACAACTTGTGCAAGCTCGTCTTCTGTTGCTACATCTAGAGTGTAGATACGACCCAGTCCAAGCGGACTTAGGACCCGCTTGTTACTCCTGGTCGCAACTTCCAGCTTCTCTGGTTGAAGCTTCATTGTTAGATCATCATTCCATTCGCTCATCTTTGTGGAACTCTTCAATGGAACATTCCAGTCGTCTTCGAATCCGAACATTACACTGTGCAGATGACAGTTCCACGTCCCCGAGCTGTTGGTGAACTCGATATGGTGGGACCCTCCAGCAACCCCCCATTCTTTCATCTTCGTGTTAAGCCCACGCATACTGTGCCAGCCTGTGTACCCCGGAAGCGTTGTCCTCTGCGTCAAGTAGTCTACTTGCCGCTCCAGGCTTTGCGAACGTACCTCCGACTCTTTACCAGGAAGAGTAGTAGTTAGGATCGCAACCTTCGGCTGCCACCCCACGTCCTCAGCCCAGTCCAATTCATGCTGCAGTCTACGAGCAACCTTTGCCTGCATTCTCCTGGCTCTCACATCTTCACACGCCGGACATAGCCGCCAACGTGCGCAGAGGTTTCGGTCGAGCGGATCGTAGCTAATCCGTTTGCAACCTGGTCTTAGCTCCGCCATCTCGATCATCTCGGATGCCCCCGGCCGAAGAATTTCGTATGTCGACAGAAGGTCGACCGGGGACATCCTAACCTGCACATAACTTTGTCATAAATTCCACTGTTATTTTTTAGCAGGTAGTGTAGTATAACAAGTAACAGACTTGCATCCGTCCACGGCTTCCGCGGAACCGCCGTTTTTGCACCGGGCTCAACTATCCTCGGCGGGCAGGGACCTACGCCCGCCTTGCGTCGTTTCGGCTCCCCCTTGTGCACGTACAACGATTGATTCAATCGTTGCACTGCACTACGGCTCCCGATGCGTGTGGTCTGAAGGATAGGTGTGGGATGTGCAATCACTCAACCCACTCCTCACCACATCGATAACATCGAACATGCCAGACGTTGTGCTCGCCAATGTAGTGCCGATCACTACGACGTGGCCGATAGCCGCATGTTGGACAGTCGTCCACCCGATCTTCTGCACTTTCATGCGCAGATCCCTTGTCCATACTCGACCACCGGTTCCAGGAGCCCGAGCATGTGGGCGATGCCTACCGCAAGCAGGTAGGAAACATTGTTCTCACGAAGGTGCTTCAATAGCAATCCCCAACGCAATGCGCTGGTAGTTGCAACAGCTGCTGTAGATTCAGCTTCAATTCCCATTGGATTAGGCCCCCATATTGTGGGCCTTAACGCCCTTGTAATCTCCGCTCTGAACCGTCATCGACAATTGAGCGGTGATTGCTGTGGAAGGGGCACTGGGCTGAACGGCTACCAATCCGCAAGGTGCGTTGAAGTAGCCTGTTGATAGTTTACCGTGGGCAGTTGCTGCATCGAGAGTAGCAATTTTCACCCACACACGTGCGTTGAAATTATTGCCATCATACGGTGGACTATTTCCTCGATTTGCCAGATCCGTCATAGCCGCATCTGAAACGCCTACATTAGCTCCGCCATATGGGAAGGACCCAGGCGTTGCTGGTTCGGCGTCAGTATTCCCCGACTTGTCATATTCATCCAATATGCCAAAGAAGCCACCGCTCGTACTACCCCACGTGAAGCCTCGTGCAGTAGTACCGTCCGGTAGCGTGAGCTCAGTTGGAGAGAACTCACCTGCAGTATCAGCAGC